CCTCCTTTCGGAGCCTTTATAGATTTACCAGATTTACTACCTATACTTTCAGTAACAGAAGGTTTACCACCACCTCCACCAAATAAGTTACCTATTTTTGATGCGGCTGCTTTGGCAATATTTTTAACAAACTCACCGGATTTTTTAGCAATACCACCCATATCGATACCCAATGATTTAAATCCAGTTCCTATTTGGCCCGTCATAGTAATCATACCACCTAAACCTTTTAGACCTGTACCTAAATATTTGTTTAACCCAGCGTTTATAGCTTCACCTGCAGCTGAGAATTTGGATTGCATTACACCACCTAAAGTGTTTGCTTTTTCTTGATTTGATGCCATCTTTTGAAGTTCACCAACCGATACACCTAATAAATCAGCAGTAGCTTTCTTTTGGAAGTAATCCATTTTATTGAATTCTTCAATACCACCTAACGCATTTAGTGTTTCATTAGTTGCTCCTTCAATATCACCTTGCATAGCTAATTGTCTAGCTTTATCCAAATTGATATTTTTTCCTAACATTGCACCTAATTCTAATTCCTTAGTGATTGAAGATTCAAAATCTAATAAACCTTCTGCAATACCACTAAGTGTACTCATATTAGTACCTAACTTAGATGCGAATCCAGCTGCTCTTAAAATATTTTCTCCACCATCTTTACCAAATAATGCAAACTCTTCGGTTGATGCTGCTAAATCAGCCATAAGTGCTGATGGAACTATTCCATTTTGTTTTGCAAATTGCTGAGTAGTTTTAACCATATCAGCAGCAATATCAGTTGAACCACCAGCCATTCTTGCAAATGAACCAGTTAATGCAACCGCTTCGGTATTTGAAATACCCATATTTGTTGCCATCAATCCAATATTGGCTTGAGTTTTAAAGGTTGCAGCTTCAGTACCACCAAACTCACTAGCCAATGCTTTTACAGTCCCAGCAGTATCTTCAAATACAAATCCTAAAACACCAGCAGATGCGGTTGTTCCGTTTAATATATCAAATCCGTTTCCTAACTCCTTATTTACATCTGCGAATTTATCTGCTAAAACACCAGCACCAACAACCAAACCACCAACTAAAGCTTGTGGTCTACTAAGGAATGTTTTTATAGTTGCTCCAATTGATGCTATTTTAGTTTGAATGGTATCATATGCAGCTGCTTGGTCTTCTAAAATTTTTCTCTCTTCATCAGATAAGTTAGCTAAACTATCGGCTATTTGATTTTGTTTTTGTAGATTAGTAACTAAACCTTTACTTCGGTTATCCAAAGAGCCCATTAGCTTATCTCTCTGATTCATCAAGTCAATTCTAGCAAACTCATCATCAGGACTAATCTGAGCAATGCTACGATTGATATCCATTATCTTTAAGGCAACTTGTTGATTTTTTTTCTGCCCTTTATATGCTATCTGCGCCCCTTCTTTCTGAACAGAAGTTAAATCAGAGTACATAGATGACATTGATTTTATAGAGGATTCTTCAGCTACAAATAAATCAAGATTCTCTTTATTTAACTGTTTAACTTCTTTTGCAGTTTTTACTATTGCTTTTTTGTATCTTTCTAATTGTTTTGTTTGTTTTTCGGTCAAGGCACTACCAAGAGCATCAAGTTGGTTTATTTCACCCTTGAGTCTTTTAATCTCTTTTAGTAAGTCTGCTTTACTTTGTGCCACCTAATCTCCTTATTTAGAATATTTTGCTATAATAGCATCCAATTCGTCTCTTTCCTTTTTAATCTTATCCAATTTATCGAGAACAGGTTTTGGTATTCCTCTCTTCTTTGCCCTTTGTATAAATCTATCCTGAGTACCTTTTTGCATATCACTCAAGAAACGATTAATAAATCCAGCAATTGAAGCTTCGCTTATTTGTTTTTTATTTTTCATAATGAATGTCCATATTTATACAACTATAAATATTGGATAAAAAAAAAGTAAGGATTATTTCCTAACCCTTACTTTTGATTTACGTTCCATTTTTTTATATTCTTCGGATTCTTTCTTTTTTAACTCTGCTAATTTATTGAAATAGAATTTTCGCCATTGAATTGGCATGAAGTAAACATCTCTCCAAGTAAATCCGTTACCAAAGTTAACCAACTCCCAAATTTGGTTATGAAGTTGGATACTATAATCATTCGGAAGGGTAAAAAAACGATACCCCAAACGGGATATCGAGCGCCTCCTCTTCACCCGTCAACTCTGATACAAAGTTAAATTTTAAATCCATATCTGGACTGATTTCTCTTACAAATTTTCTGAATGCTTTTGTGTCTAATGCTAAGAATGCGTTTTGAACCCACTTAGTAATATAACCTCTATCTTGATTTCCATCTACTGATTGAATCATATATTTCAAACGAGTAGTTACATCAAATGAAGTATCACCTTTACCTTTATATAATCTAGCTAATGCTTGATTTTCTTTTGTAATTTCAAGTTCATCACCATGTGTTAGAAGTTTAAATTCCAACTCTGCCCCACTTTTTGGTAATTTAAATTTATAAAGATTTTCACCATTTAAGATTTCTTCGTTAAAATCTTTGGTTTTTACTTTAGATAAATCAATAGTTACATTTTGTGGTTCTAATGTAGATGGGTCAGTTACTTCTACATCATAGTTAGGACCATAACCCATTACTCTTGTTGCTAAAAGAATAGCGTTTTTATCACCAATAAAGATATCATTGATATCTACATTTGGTTCTACAACAACTGATTCAAATAGTTTATCTAATACTACACCTTTCTTAATTAAGGATTGTGATGCAAGAATATCTTCTTCTCTTGCTGTCATATACTTAATTTCAATGTTTCCTTTTCTTAATGGATGTCCTTCTGGATAAACTAACCCTTTTGATGGCAAATCTACCACCTCAGTTGGGAATTCGAATTTATTTTCGCTCATAATTAACCTTTATTTGTTTGTATATATAAGTATATCAAAATAAAAAAGTTGTAAAACGAAAAAAGGTTCTCACTAAGAGAACCTTCTTCAATTTATAGATAGTAGTGGATAATATCTTAAAATTCTAATATTGCGTAATCATAAGAAAGCGTTAATTCAATATCGGCAGGGTCATTAGATGCGAAATCTAAATCATTGAAATTAGCTGCTTGAATGAATGCACCTTTTAGTTTCCATTGTTCAATTTTATCACCAACAGGTCCTAACATATAGAAATCGATATCTTTTTTGTAGAAATCTGCGTATCCTTTTCTACCAGTTAAAGATTCATATCCTAATCTCACCCATTCCATCACTTGTTGTGCTCCACTTGGAACGATTGGGTCATATAATGTGATTGTGATATCTTGCCACTCACCCTTACCTTGTAATTTTCTATAAGTGTTAATGTGGTCTAACTTCACAGTTTCGAAATTGATAGATGGTCTCGCTGCTGTTTTAATTAAGTATGATTGAATACCATCAATCTCCATAATATAGCGATTCTTCATCTTCGGTTCGAAGTTGGTGAAGAACATTTCGTTAAATTCTAATACTTCTGCCATTTTTTTATTTCCCTTTTATACTAATAAATATTAGTTATTCATTTTTTTGTTTTATGCTGAGAACGATGCTCCCGTTGGTAAGATGTTGAAATCAATTACAATGAATTCAGCGGTCTTAGCAGGTTGTAGGAAAATCTGTCCAGCTAAAATGTTTCTATCAACCACATCAGGTGTGTTGTTAGTCTCATCCATAACTACTTTAAATGCGTACAACCCTTGTCTTTGTTGAATACCTTCTAAGTAAGGTTGTACTGTGTTGATAAATCTACCTCTAGTCGATGCCGTATTTTGTTCGAATACTAAGAATCGAGATGTAGATGCCACAAATTTCTTAACATTGATTAATAATCTTCTAACATTGATTCTATCCAATGCCGATGCTCTATCTTGCAATGTTTTCTGTCCGAATGCCACAATACCTTGTCCAGGGAATGAAGCGATTGGGTTTACTTTGTTTTCATATAGAGTATCTCTTTCAGAATGTGTTAATCTATTCAATACCGATGCTGCTCCTACGATACCTCCTCTATTTAAACCAGCAGGTGCGAACCATTCAGCTGCAATAGCGTCATTAGCTGCATATACAGCAGGTAATAGTACTGAAGGTGGTACACTTACTAATTTGTTAGTATTTGAATCTACTGTCTTAACCCAAGGATAGTAAGTTCCAACATAGTTAGAATCTACAGCGTTAGCTTGTGTTGTTACATCTGAGATAGTTGAACTAGCATCAGCAAAATCTGCGATGTAAAATGCATCTTGTCTAGCTTCAACAATATCAATTGCTTTACTAACAACTCCAGGGTGTAATGTTCTTACAACACCAGGCGTTACTAACATATTGATATCCCATTCATCAGCGTTTGAAATTGCGTTCAAACCTTTTGAGTATGATAAATAACCACCAGCCGAAGTTGATGATAAATCAAGTCCTTGCGAATTTCCAGCACTCATATCAGAACCTAATTTGATATCAGTTGCAGGAGATTGTCCATCAAATCCACCTTGGAATGCTACTGAGAATTGTCTTTTCACCATATCAGATGAATCAGAACCACTCATTACATAAGAAAGTTGAGAATCAAATCCAAAGTCAACGTTTGAACCAACTCCTACACTTTCAGGTAGAGGTTTGATATAATTGTTGTTGTCATATTTTATACCAGTTGTTTCGAAATCAAAACCAGCGTAGTATGTTGGGTTACCAGCAGTATTCACTACTGAACCAGTTTGATAAACAACAGCAGGTACGATAGTTTCAGTATCTGCTAATATTGGATTAGAGTATGCTCCATGTCCGAATGGTGCAGCAGATACAGGATAAGAACCTTGTGCTGCTACTTGTACTCTAATATATTTTGAATTATTTACCCAATCACCCCACTCAGTAATCTTACCATTTGAATCAATAGTTAAGTATCTATCACCGATTCTTCTAGCGATAAAGTTT